CTAATTTCTTGACCCTTAGGACTAAATACATGGTCAGGGTTTTTTGCATCTAATCCCGCTTTATCTAGCATTCTTTCAAATGCATCATCAGAATTAATGAATCTAAAACCCATGTGAACCAATCCGGTCATCTCAGCAGTAAATGATTTACCTGAACCAGGTCCACCTGCGGTAAATACTACTTTGAAGATAGCCGGATCATTGATACCTTCATTAATATACTGCTTAAACGTTTGCATTACTTACTACCAATTTTGTACTTAGGACATAGTTCCCAGTTGTGTTTATCTTTATGCGATATAACTTTAATCTGTCTTAAAGGAGCAACATCTTTCGATTGATCCTTATGGGTAATCTCAATCAAACCCCAGTCAGACAATAATGTAGCAATTGTATTTCTTCTTTGAATATCATTTTCTAATAGGTTACTTGGTTTACCGTCCAACAAGAATAGTTCCTTGAAGTGAACAATAAAGTATCTGCCTTGCTTATGTAAAATATGACAAGACTGATATAACTTATTATCTTTGCGAGATGCGACACCGATTCGTGTCAAGGTCTCGCGCACCTTTAAAAAATCGTCCGGCTCCCTTAGGTTGACTTCCAGCATCATAGCCGGTGTCCAGGTCACCTGTATATTATTTTCTTCCACCTTTATAGACCTTACGTTTCAATTCATCGACTTCATCGTCAGTTAATAATGTCAAAGCCTGGCGAGCTTTCTCATTGCTATAGCCATAATATTCTTTGACGGTCTGCAGAGCTTCGGTGTTATCTGCCTTAGCCCATTTAGAAAAACGTTTTGCTTTTCTGATAGTATTTATAAAAAAGTCGAATTGTAGACGGTGGTCTGCATGGTGCCTGATATTCATCTCATTCGCCAATAAAACAGTATCAGGAAAGTAAGACAGAGAACGATTGACAACAAATGCATTGTAATCCTTCTCTGCCAGATCATCAACCATGACATCTTTCTTTGTCATGTTGATTGCGTTTAGATAATCAAATGGTCCCATTATTGCCACTCCGCTGAGGCCATGATCTCAGTTAGACAGGCAACTACATTGAGTTCGTGATCTGCAACAAAAGCATTCTTGTACTGATAGTCAGCAAGGATCAATACAACCTGAGGAATCGATTGAGGTTGTAGGTGATCAGTCATATTGTTATAGATCTGACGAAAGATAACTTGTGGTTCAGTATCGATATTATCTACAACCCATTTACGCATGGATTTGAAGTTCTTAGACTTCAGATACTCCATCAAGGATTTAACATTTTGATCACTGAGATTGACAAGGATGCCACTATCAATCCTACCGCTAACGCTGTAGCGCTGGCACTCATTAAGAATACGACGGAAATCAGGGAAATATCGATTAACCAATTCAACCACGACAGGCTTCTCATATTCAACACCTTCAGAATCTAAGATCTGAGTTACTCGTTTAAAGATACCACCAGCAATAGTGGGTTTTTCTGCATTAGGAATACCGAACTCATAGACACTGCATCGTGAGTGTAGTGGTTCGATGATACGGTTCTTGAAGTTACATGTAAGAATGAAACGACAGTTATTAGAAAACTCCTCGATGAATCCACGCAAAGCTGGTTGAGTAGATTGAGGATTTAGATAGTCAGCCTCGTCGAGGATAACAACTTTATAAGAACCGTGCAGAGACACGGTAGAAGCGAATTGCTTGATCTTACCACGTAGTGTATCAATATTGCCTTCCTCTGAACCGTTGATTACGATATAGTCCAGATCTAACATGTTACACAATGCTTTAGCAACTGTGGTTTTACCGACGCCAGCCGTACCGCTAAACATCATGTTAGGCAATTCACCAGTGGAAGCAATATCAGTAAAAGTCTTATTCAGACCTTTAGGCAATACGCATTCTTGTATGGTTTTCGGCCGATACTTTTCGACCCATAAAAATTCAGACATTCAAAACTCCATAATATAAAGGTATATTATACCATATTTTCATTCATTTGTACATAGCATTGGTGCGGATACCGAGACTTGAACTCGGACGCTCATCGCGAGGGATTTTAAGTCCCTTGTGTCTACCAATTCCACCATACCCGCATCCTATCTGGCCTCACAGGAGGGATTCGAACCCCCGACCCACGGCTTAGAAGGCCGTTGCTCTATCCTGCTGAGCTACTGTGAGATCTGGCATAGGGACAAGGAATCGAACCTCAGATTACAGTTTTGGAGACTGTCGTGTTGCCTACTACACTATCCCTATATTTTTCTTATGGATTATTATTACTGCTTGTAATAGATTCGTACAGATCTTCAATCTCAGTTTGTTCTGCCTGGAACTGATGGAAGTTTTGTTTGTGATAGATGTTTGCTACCTTTGAAACATATTTCTTTTCAATACCAAGTTCAGATGATAGAGCTGCAATAGCATCACGCTGATAATCTTTCTCAGCATCAACACGTGTCATTGAGTTAGAGATCTCTTTGACACCATTCAATAACTTATCACGATCACTTGGACTACTTAGCATCATCATCACCAGATTCTGCATCTTCCTCTGCAGGTTGAGCATTTGCTGCGAGGAAAGCCTCGAGTTTGTTTCTAATTGTCCCAACATTTACTAATTCACTCCCACGAAAGCCGCCACGTTCTGTGACAACATCAATCATTTTCAACATAAAACCAAGATCACCAATATTGAGACCTGGAGCCGTTGCAGCTTCTGCTGCTTCTTGTTTCACTTCTTCAGTCATAATTATCCTCCGAACGTAGAAGTTTTTTCTAATGCAACCCAGTATTCAACCGGAACATTTGCGTTTTTAAAATGTGAGATCAGCTTAGATGTGATCGCCACGTTGTAATCACCAGGCACAAACTTGAAGTTAGCAATATTGAATACAAACTTGAATGCCTCTGTAGATCGAGTACATTCATCTAGTTCTAATTCAAAAGAGTTTGCTGTGGCATCACGTACGTCTGTGACCTGTAGTGTAACTTTGTTTTCATTAGCTACACCATTCACAATAACATCGGTAACCCCTAGAGTTGACGATGCACGTTTGAGTGCATTCATATCATCATTTGTCAACTTAAAGGTTACCTCGGGGTCAGGCATGACGATGTCCTTTGATGGAGAGGTTAGTATTGATGGGTCTGAGAAGAAGTATTTGACGGAACGTTTGTCCTGCTTAATAATAGCAGAATTGTTATCGTCAGCTACTTGCAACTCAGGACTATCGAACATGGACATGACCCCGAGGAACTCATTGAGATCGTAAATACCAAAGTTGGTAGGGAACGACTCTGAAATAGTAGCGGTAGCAAGAATGTTCTTTGCTTCCGAAATTGTTTTGACTGTTGAACCTTCATTGACTACGAGGTTCGAATTGATTGCTGCGAAGTTTTTCAGCACAGCGACTGTATCATTACTTAGTTTCATATTATAACCTTTTCAATATCACACACTTATTTATATCGTAGAGTCGTACTCTTCTTCAATTTGTTTTAGATGTCTCCTATCATGCTCATACAATGCTAAAAGTGCATAATGAAGTACTTTAACCAAATCCTTTCGATGATCAGACACCGTGCCCTTCTTTCCGTATCGTGCAGAATACTTATCTACATTACCTAGAAAGAAATCCATACCACGTCCTCGGGCAACAATAACTTCCGAAGACTGAAGGCCACCACCATAGTGGCCCTCATACGTTGAGTCGATGTACCTCTTGAACTCGTCAATTAGTTTATCTTCTCTAAATTTATACATTACGCATAGCCTCATCTACTGCGCTTCGTAATGAATCTTCATTCATTTGAGATGCATCTGTGTCAGCCGCAGCTTCAACAGTAGCATCAACCTTTGTGTAAAGATCAAGGAAAGCTTCCTTAGTATCTTCATCGAAACGATTCACACAAAGCTGAATTGCTTTCATCTTGTCATTGAAGATCGCAAATGATTGAACAATGTGAGTAAGACGACGAGTTGATACGATATCCTCGATACCACCATCTTCGAAAGTCTTACGAATGGTTTCAGCCCATTGAACCAACTTGTCTGCAAATTCAGTATCGACTTTACCGAATTTCTCCATGTGCTTACCAAGAATCTTTTTCTCAGTAGTAGCAGTAGGATATGGTTGCTCAACAGTAATGGTGAAACGCTCAAGGAATGCCTCATCGATAATCGTAGCGGCAATAAAGCGTCCATCCTCTGAACCTTTACCTTTGGTGTTTGCAGTAGCAATGATATTGAAACCTTCGGCAGGTTTGATCACCTGACCAGTCTTCTTAATCAGAACTGGCTTACCTTCAAGAATACCTTGCAAACACATAATCTTATTTGAACCACGGTCGATCTCATCAATCAACAACACAGCACCAGCTTCCATAGCTTTGATAACAGGACCTTTCTGGAATACTGTCTCGCCATTCACAAGACGGAAACCGCCGATCAAATCATCTTCATCAGTTTCAGGAGTCACCTGAACACGAACGTATTCACGTCCGAGACGAGCACATGATTGTTCAACCATGAAAGTCTTACCGTTACCAGATAGACCAGTTACGTATGTAGGGTAGAAAATACCAGAACGAATGATTGACTCAACGTCCTTAGAGTTACCCCATGGGATGTAACATGGATCAGCATCTGGAACAAAGACCTCGTCATTAACGACTGACTGTACACTTGACGACACAGTCTTATCCTCTTTGTTCTTAGCTACTTCGCGGAATGGAACCACCGCAGCTTCTAGGTTATACAAACCACGACGTACCTTAGGGTATGAAGTGGTGAACTTGTATGCCTCACCGGACTTGATACCAAGTTCCTCGGCAAGAGCAGTAACAGTTTTGGGGAAGAACTCTGTCTTGTCTGGATAGCGAGCTGCCAGGTTCTCAGCCAGAGTACGTTCAACTAAATTCATCATATAATTTCTCCATCAATTTAACTAACCAGTGTATATTATACCACGACCCATCACGTTTGTACACACTTTTTTTAACTTTTTTTGAACTTTTTTTGCGATTCTGAGATCAAAAATTGTCTTCTCACTGCCCTCTTCTTGGCAATTCGTCTATTCTCAGACGGTTTGGTGAAGAACATCCTATCCTTGCACTCCTGTCTGATATTAGACTTTTTGGTCCTTCTCTTGAAGACTCTCATTGCATGTTCAAAGTTACCATCCTTGACGATAACGGTGTTAGTAAATCTAGTGTTTACTTTATTATTCTTATTTGGTTTTCTCATAGTCCTCCTTGACTTTGATTTAAATTATGCCACCATCTCAGCGAACTGAGTGGCGAACACTCGGTTTGTTTTCTTCGAAGCGGCATGCTTCTTGAATGCTCGGGTGATCTCACCCTTCTTAGCATGCTCACTCACAGTGAACTCTTCTTCGTCAACATTCAATGAGTTGCGCTCGGCTTTGATGATAAAGAATCGATCATAACCACAAGCATTATCGAATGTGATGAACTTGTTCTTGTTATACTCTTTACGATATGCATTCATCTGAGGATCAAACACGTGCTCATCTGAAGCATCCCAAACAGCACCACGGAAATCATACGTACGTGCTGACAAGAAGTATCCGATCACGGTGTAACGTTTACGCAAGTAGTTCAACAATACTTTTGTCAATTGACGATCACCCTTTGAAGTAACCACACCATGACGTAAGTGCAACTTGATATCACGCATTGAGTAGTCACCATCATAACCAGAAGTGTTAACTCGTAAGCCGTGACCATATCCATCAGTCAAGAATACCGCATTGACATTCTGTACACCGTGCTTAGATTTGAAATCATCAAGTAGAATATCTGCTGCCATGATAACTTCATTCAATGGTGTACCTGACATCTGCTCGAGCTCTGAACCAAACAAACGATCATAGTAACTGCATGTCACGTCCATTGCATTAAAGAATAAATCTTTGAAAGCGCGCTCATAAGTTACCTTGTCAAAGTTAGATGATAACAAGTGCAACATCATAGTTGAGTGAGCTTCGATCTGACCAGCTGATGTTTTGTAGTCACCCATGTAATCAGCACGACCAGTAGTGAATGAGTAAACATCAAATGGAATGTTGACCTTCTTACAAAATGAAGCAAGGATCAATGTCTGCTTGATCACATCGCCAACAACATCTGACATAGAACCAGAATAGTCAATGAACATAACCATACCGTGAGACTTAGCATTCGGCAACTGTGTCACACGAAGGAAAATGTCATCACTAAATTTATAGTTGTGAAGCTTGTTGACATCTAATGAACCTGAACGAGCAGTAGACGCACGTGAATATTGGAATGCAGCTTTACGCATCTCAAATTCTTTTGCCATTACATTGACAAACTTCTTAACATCCTTATTGAACTCAATCAATTGACTGTTATACTCGACTGTCTTTTCTCTAACCATTTCTGATTTACCAGGCCAGTCTGAGTAGTATTCCAAACGTTCATCACGTGATTTGAATACATCATCAATAGTAGCAATCTGACTCATAACCTGTTTACGTGTCAAAGCATAAGCAGCCACAGGTGGATAACGGTCATTCTCACCAGTTTCAAGTAATGACTCTTCGTTACCACGGAAGTTCGAATCAGTCATAACTTCGTCATCAGCATAATCAGTAGGATTCTTACTGACAGCTTCGATAGTATGTTTTGGCTCTTCTTTGTTAGCAGACTCACCTAGGATCTTTTCGATCTGTGACTTTAGGTCCTCGGCGTCGTCAGAATTGTCTGAAGCAGAGTCATTCTCCGCAGCAGCAACTTCGTCTCCATCTGAGCTATCTTCATCTGTAGAACCGGAATCGGAACTAGATAGATCACTTCCAAGATCATTTGACATAGATTCACCATTGTCAGATTCAGCTTGGCCAAATTGATTTTCATTCGGTTGCTCATTTTCTTTGTTTTCCTTTACGAAATTATAAAGCTCACGACATGCATTCAAAACATCTTCCCATGTCTCAACAGCAAATGCCATATCAACATAAGGTTGTTCTGCTTCAGAAAACTCAACATCAATAAGGTCGCGAAGCTTAGCTTTAAGATTAATACGATCCATCAGACTCAATGTGTTAACATCAACATCCTTAATACCAAAGAAGTCTGATTTATTAAATTGGTTATAACCACGTTTGAATGCAGCAACAAGACCAGGATAAGCTTCCTGAACTTTGCGCTCAATACGAATGTCCTCAATGACATTTACATAGGCACGTGGTACACCTGGAATCTCTTTATCAGAGTCGTGCCAGCCTTCAGCTGGAGTATAGAGTGCGTGGCCAACTTCGTGACCTACTAGAAGATCATAGACATCCTTACCATGATCTTTCCAAAGCGGAAGACCTAGGATACGATTCTCTACGTCAAAGAATGCTGTCCTATAGTTACCATGACGAACGGAGATATTCTCCTTTGCCATCAGTCTTGCGAGGACAGATTGTCTGTCAAAATTAACCATTAAAACCTCTCTTAATCATCAATATATGTATATTATACTATGACTTTGAGAGGTTGTACATACTTTTTTGCACTTTTTTTAATAATATTTTTTTATTATTACTATAAGATTTTCTTATTAGGTTGGACGTATCTGGTGACCTGAGGATAGATTTTTGCGATAGCAGATGCTACTTCACGAGCAACTTCCATGTGTTCCTTCTGAGTACCATTACCAGATCTCAAGTCAATAAAGTGGATCCATGAACGAATCGTACCTTGCATATAGAGGCGTGATTTAGTATTACCTTCAGGCAAGACAGCACGTGCTTGTTCTTTTGCAATACCATGATCAACCGCCCATTCATAAGCTGATTTAGCAGCATCAATAACGATTTGTTGTTGACGTTCCCATTGCCACATCAGAGATCTATCTTCATCCTTACTTACATCCATATCAACAGAGTTCTGACGATTCTTTGTATCTTGGTATCGTGCTTCTCTTATTACAAACTGATCACCAAATGCTGCAGGATCAGCATAACGTTGTGAGAACTCTTGGAATGAGAATGATCTATGACGTAACATCTGACGTGCAATATCTCGAGTAGTCTCAATCTCAAGTGTAGCAGAAGCCATTTCGAATGGCGACCAATGTTTATGTGTTGCTAAATAGCCTAGCAGCTTTTCGGCTGTTTCTTTGTTCATTTGATTTGATGGGTTGGATACTCTTGCACAATATGCAATGAGATCTTGTACATCATCTAGTCCAGTTATCTCCCCTTGGACTGGCTGTGTAAATCCGATCAGTCTTACGTTCATTTATCGTTTCCTATATTTTGTGTTTCTTTTACTTTTGTAAGTTCTAGTAGAACTGGATTTAGATCTTCCATCCATCGTTCTTTTGTAAGGACATCTTCTAACCATGTAAAGTCGTGTTCCAGAAGCTCGAGCTCAAATCCGTCATCACGTTTAATCAATGACTGTTTCCATGGTAGGTTCTGTCTACGAATGAAGTATGGTTCTACCTCTGCTGTTCGTCTTAACGTAATCAATCGATTGTGGATAAAGAACCGTTCAAAATTAACTAAGTTACCCATTCGTATCGATACAACGGTCTGGCCTATAATGTCTGGATGTCCTGGTTCTGCAAACTCTTCAATGAATGTAACGCGTGATGCTATACCTAGTTCATTAGCAAGTTTACGAGCATAGTCCATCTTCAGTTTATCACCTTCAACTAAGGTGACCGAATTAACCTTATTAGTATACAATGCATACAAACCGAAGAGCCCACAACCTGAGCCAAGATCGACTAAGTGATCTTCCGTGATCACATTGAGGATCTCATCTGCTGGCCACTTATGATAATTTAACCAATAATCCTTTTCAATAGGTTTGAGAGACGTCTCTACTTTATTTAAGTAGTCGAAAAATATCATGCTGCTACCATTTTAGAGAAGTTATGCTCTTTTGTAAATTCGATCTTAGAACGGAACTTGCCATCCAATAGATCACCCTTGTGAGAGATAACAAACACATTAGTTCCTTCGTCCAATGTATCAAGTATCTTCATTAGATTGTCCACACCATCATGATCGAGAGATGAGTCAAATGTTTCATCTAGAATCAATAGATTTGTTGCTGCGCTGTTTTTCATTCTGGCAATTTGCCGCCACGTGAAGAGTAGAGCCAAATCAATTCTTTGTTTTTCACCTTCACTAAAGCTAGCATAATTGAATGCGTCTCTGTGACGCGATCGTATCGTTTCATTGAAGTTCTCATCTAAATCAAATTGAACAAAGAAGTCTAGGACTTGCAAATACTTATTGACAAGGTTATTCATAACAGGCAAATACTCTTTTACGATCTTAGTCTTAATACCTGTATCACGTAACATCTCAGTACATGCATCATAATATGAACGTGTGTCACTATACTCAAGTCGTTTCTCTACTAGACTTTCTTTTTGTTCTAATAGATCACTTAACTCTGAATTAGCTTTTGACACATCACCTTCTTTACCTTCTAGACCCGCGATGTCGCTTTCGATAGATGATATTTGTCTTTGATACCGTGCGATGGACTGATTGTTAGAATGTATATTTGATTGCCTCTCTCGTATTTTGGCAAGCTCATCAACGATCCCGTTAAGATCCTGTTCCAAAGAAGCTTGCTCTTTAGAGACATTATCCACTCCTTCCTGTAACTCACTCGCGCGAATTTTCGCTCCGTCGATTTTTGAGGTTTTAAGTTCCTCACTAATATCTTGGGAACATGTGGGACAAGCGTCATTATCTTCATAGAATTTCGCTTCTTTAACCAAGGATTTGATCTCTGTTTGGAATTGCGTTGAGAACTGTAAGAGCTTTGCTCTTTTGGCGTCGAGCTTTTCGTTTCGTTTGAGTAGATCCGCTTCGTTGGCTTCAATAAACTCCGAGTCCTTAGCATTCTGGTCCTGGAGATCTTTGATCTCTTTATCAAGCTTTGAGATTTCATTTTGCTTTCCTTTGATGTTCTCATCATTCAACTCTGTGACTTCACGAATATACTTACGTTGAAGATTCACCTTCTCGGTAATCAAGTCTAAGTTATAACCTAAGTCTTTGAGTTGTTCTTTAAGTATTGAGTTACGTTCCTTTAGAATACCACTCATCTTTGAGAAGATATTAATATCCAATAGATCCTCAATAACCTCACGTCGGTGACCAGCAGCTAGTTGCATGAATGGAATAAACGAACTTGAACCAAGTACCACAATCTGGTGGAATGACTTATGATTCAACTTAAGAATATTCTGTTCTAGTAACTTCTGATAGTCTCGAGCATTTGAGTCTTGATTGAATAGCTTATCGTTCTGATAGATCTCAAACTTGCCAGGTTTGATACCACGTACAACTTTATACTTGTTATTACCAATATCGAACTCAGCTTCTACAATACAAGCTTTACCATTGATTGAGTTAATCAGTTGTGGCTTCTTAATATCACGGTGAGCTTTACCAAATAATGCAAATGACAATGCATCAAGTAGTGTAGACTTACCTGCACCATTCTGACCAACAATGAGTGTAGATGGTGATCTGTTTAGTTGCACTTCTGTAAACTTGTCACCAGTCGATAGAAAGTTCTTCCATCGAACAGATTTGAATATAATCATACTATTTCCATATTCGATGCTTCAACATAAAGCGATCGCATAATGCCTTTAATCTTGTCTTTGTCCAATTCAGTTTCAACGTTGTCTACATAACCATCAAGCAGTTCAGTAGTATCCTCAACAGAGATACCTTCATCATCTACGTTAGCACCTGTAAACTCGTCAAACGTTTCAGCAATCTTAAGATCATGTACACCTAATTGATTGATTCTATCTATTAGTCTGTCAAAGATAAAAGGATTCGTCTTGCTTTCAACAACAATCTTAACGAACTTATCTTTTAAATGATCTATAGGTATAATATTATAATCTATTTTCTCGTCATTGTACATAACTTTTTCAAAGATAGATTCTGTGTTACGTACTGGCGTGAGCTCACGTGTGTCCGTGTCGAGCACGTGGAAGTACTTAGGATCATGTGCATCTGCCCAAGTGAATTCCATTTGAGAGCCTAGATAGTGAATATTACCACGAGATGATCTTGTATGGAAGTGACCAGACAATACTAACTCGAAACGATCAAATAACTCAGTAGTCATACCATGAGTATTCTTGACACCTTTCATCATATCAAAACCAACCAGTTCAAGGTGAGCACCAACAACAGGAGCATTACAGTTCTGAATGAATTTGACTGAGTCGTGATAGTTTTGATTATTGATCCATGGAATCATTGCAATATCCAAACCGTCATAGTTCATGACCTTTGGTTCCATAATGATATTGACTTCATTCATGTAGTGTCCCATCAATTCTTTGAGTGAACACAACTCGTTAGTATTCTTATAAAACACATCGTGGTTACCAGGAATGATGTCCATAGTAATACCATACTCACGTAGCTTATCTAAGAAGTGAGCACGATTCTCATTCAATGCTTTAAAGTTAACATACTTACGATGATCATAATAATCACCTAGATGGATAATCTGCTTAATATCATTCTCAAGTAGATACGGAAAGAATACATCTTCGTAGAACTTACGTTGATAGTTAATAAAGATATCAGCAGAGTTACGGATACCACAATGGGTATCATTCAATATAGCAATCTTCATCAATTACCCCATGAATAACTCAAGGCCTTTCTTCTTGGCCTCTTTGATTTCTTTCTTCTCTTCCTTTGCGAAGTCCTTCAATACTTGGTCAGTAGCTTTAACCTTACCAATACGATTACGCAACTCGTCGACAAACATTCGTTCTGCCGAACCATCTTGGTTGTCATCACCGTATGCAATAAGATCTTCAATACCAGCCTTTTCAATGAATCGGAACTTGATATCTTGTTGCTTCTTCTCTTTGGCAATACGTCTCAGAAAAGCATAGTAACAGATCTGTGTGAAATATGCAAATGCGTTAGGATTACCGGTTCGAGTAGCAGCTTCAATATTATAATTTGTAATGGCTTTAAGGCAGTTCTCTACGCCATCCATTACCATTTCCTCACGGTAAGTATACCGAATGAAGTTACTCTTATGGGATAGACCTTCAGCAATCTTAAGAAATGCAGATGCAATATAGTCAGGGATTTTAGGTAGCTTACTACCCGCGTCTTTTGCCTCGTTATATGATTTTACGTGTTCTACAACAGCAAGAGAGAATTCTCTATTGTTGACGTAATGAGGCTTATCTTTAGCTTTCATTTATAACAAACTCCTAGTATATGTTATCAGTATATTATACACTGATTCTAAGGAAATGTACATATCTTATTGATAATAAACACACTATTTTTGTGTGCATTATTTGCAAAAAAAGATGTACAAGATCAAATTTCTATGATATAATATTAGAGTACACCGGGGGTGAGGGAGTATACCCAGTTAATGGATCTTATCTGACCCCGTGGTTGCATGCAATAATTCATTATCATAGTCATCATCATCTTCTTCATCATCATATAGTTCACGATCATAAGTTAAACAATATTTGATGTAAGATTCTTTAATACGTGAATCCACTTCAGCCTGAGATATGACGTGGTTCGGTGCAATACCAACAACATCTTTACGTGCAACAGGCATCCAATCAGCAAAAAAGAAACGTTGTTTGCTGTCTTTAAGTGTTTCAGAAATAAGTGTGACTGGGCGTTCCATCATG